ATATTTACTCTTGTAAAGTGTTGGATCATACTGTAAAAAATATCTTAGGGCATAATAGTCATTCTTGAAATCACAATAATTTTTGAGAAGATCACGGTACTTCTTATTCTTGAGAACGAGTAGAAAAACGTTAGCAAGGTTTAACTTTTTTGTGTCGAGCAATGTGCAAAAAGTACAAAATGAAAGAAACAGATGTGTAACTTCGAAGTGTGCTATCTTTTCAGAAGGATCAATATTCATTAATTCAGAGGGTGGAGAGATTTGGAGAGCTGCAGGAAGTTGCTGTTAAGTTTACCTATAGCAATATTTTCGATACCACCGCCTTCAAATAGCTTTGCAGCAAATTTGCTTGCGTTGAGAGTACAGTTGGCAGTTTTAATAAAAATAATTTTTTTGTCAATATCAACAACCAAGGCAACATTACATTGCAAGAACTTTATAAGATTGTCAGCTGTTTCATCATACCTGTCTTTAGTAAAGGTACTTGCAACATTATACTCTTGGTTTTGAGATCCAAGAGTTATAACTCCTTGAAAGATATCTTTTTTACCAGATTCATTGGTCACATAATCATTTATAGATTCAGCCAAGAAGGCAACTAATGTTAATCTATGGATAAATTAGCAAGTGTAGATAATGATGAATTTGAAGCTTCAGTTTCGTTATTGATCTCGTCCTCCGTTAAGGTTAGTGTTGAATAATCAATTCTCATATTCACTGATCCAAAATTTGCGCCAAGTCTGTTTTTCATCATGCCCATTTTAATAATGCCAAGTTCTTTATCTGCATCTTCTTGCCAAATACTCAGAATAACATCTGCTGTGAAGCCTAGCCCCATGGATTCAGATAATGTATTAAGACCTGGGTCACTTATTTCATAGCCTTGTCTGTTGAGCTGAGTAGCTGAAATAATTGGAAAATTGAACACATAACTCAAGGCTCTCAACTGTTCAGTAATGTACTTGACACGCTCATATGTGTTGCTGCCGATTGTTGTGTGCAATAGATTGACATAATCAACAACAAGCGCATCAATCTTGATGCCCTTATTGGTTATCTTTTTGATAAAAGCTTTGAGATGATTTGTAGTGATTGTAGAAGGTGGAAACTCTTTAATGATAATTTTAGATTTTGACTTTGAATCTTTGTATTCTTGAAGCTGTTGAAAGAGGGTAGGCGCTTCAGACTTTAATTGACTGAATGGAATTTTGGTAATATTTGTGCACAATCTCTTAGCATATATCATTTCAGGCATTTCAAGAGTGACAAGCAGCACTGTTTTGCCTTGCTCAGCGATATTTACAGCAAGATTGCCTAAAAAGATACTTTTACCAATATTTGTTTCACCAGCAAAAATATAGATGGCTCTTCCCTGTTCAAGGAACCCCCCACCAATTTTGTCATCTAGCCATTTCCACTTGGAAGGAATATAGTTTTCAACCTTGTTGAGATCATCGATGATTAAGTTTGCATCTTCAAGCAAATCAAGGCCAATATTAGTTGTTAGTGACACATTGCATGCTTTCTCAAATTTGTCTAAGATAACACTAGTATCAACAGAGTTTTTATTGATATCATCAACTGCTTCAAGCATTGCATGGTAAACGCCCTTTTCTTTTAAGAACGTTTCTGTATTGCTATAGAGTTCATCAGAATTTAAATTCTTATCAAAGCTCTCAAAACTCCTGACTACTGTCTTGAAGCTAGTCTTGAGTTCATCTGTGGTCAAATAGCTTTTGATTTCTGTGGGTGTCGGTCTGACACCTCGCTTCTGATAGAAGTCTCTTATAACTTCAAAAATACTTTTAATATCTTTGCTCTTGAAAAACTTTGGATTTATATGGTCGATGACAGAAGCAAGGTATGTCTCATCTGTAAGAGACTTGTACATGACTATGTTTTCAAAAAAATCTAAATCTAACTTCTGCATGGTAACATTATATACTATTGTTTGAGTATTCTCTCATAAAAGTTTCCTGGCTATCGGTAAACATTTTATCATTAATGTTCAGAAGGCCAGGTGAATTGTGGATAACCCATATAGGAGCAACTCCAAGCTTAAGTTTTTTCTGATTGGCATCAATGCAGCTAGCAATATCATAGTGATGAAATTTATAATTTTCATTGAACTGCCATTTCTTGCTTCTAATGCTGGAAACCTTTATACTTAAAAATAGTCCATCAAGAATGGCAACTCTGGCAGGTGTAGAGCCAAAGCTAGTCATGGCCACAGCTTCTGGACCAGCAGGGTGAGCAACTGCACCCCTTAAATTGCCGCTACCAAATCCACCACACATCAAATGCCACAAGGCTGGTTTTTGTATGACAGGGTTAATACCACCAGCCAAACCAACAATATCAAAATCTCTGTGTGCATGAATAAGCTTTTGACACACATTAAGATCATCAACAAAGACATCATCATGCACAAAGACTATATACTCATATAAATTTTTAGATGTTCTAATGAGATCATTATATCTTTTGCTTAAACCTTCAGTATTGTTCTCTTCATACACAACATCGACTTCATCTGCAAGTCGATTCACAGATTCGTAGAACATAGTATTATTAATACTGCCTCTTGTGACGCTATAAAAAGCAAACTTCATGCAGTGTAGAATGGCGAATTGGGTTTAAAGGTTCCAACAGAAGTTAGACCTTCAACAGTTTGAAGGTACAGTATCCCTTCTTGCAGAGGATTAAATCCTGTTTGTGGCAGAGAGGAAAAATCATTAGTTATAAAATCTGCGTACAGTGTACTGCCCGATCTCGCAAGATATACATGGCCTGTTTTAGAAGAATAAATCCAGAGACCAAATGTGCCTTTAAGTTCAGTAAGCGCTTTGCAAATACATTCAACTTCTTTTTTTGAAACAGCACAATAAGAGGTTATAAGTGCTGGTATGGCAGATGAATCAACTTGGTTGACAGACTTATATTTTTTAAGCTTTTTCTTGAGTTCAGGAAAGTTGGACAAAACACCATTGTGAGCAACATACCAGTTTAAATTGCTAAAGGGATGAGTTGTTTTGTGTGTATATTCTCTCATTGCTGATGTAGGTGCTTGTGTATGACCTAAGTAGTTTTGAAAAGTATTAAGAGGTTTGGTTTTTTTACCTTGAATCTCTAATTCAAGATTGCCTTTGAAATCAAAGGTGCCTTTTGTTTTAATGAGGGCATGTAACTTGTTATCAATAAACAGTCCTCCATATGAAAAACTGCCTCTTTTTTTATTTTTATTATAAAGAGCAACGTATCGCTTGTAATCTGTTGAGCCAAATATACCGCACATTCATATATTATAGGCTCAAAGCATAAGTATTTCAAGATGAATAACGACACGAAGTTAATATTTGAAGCATATGTGGCAAAGAAGAAAATGCTGAATGAAGCTCCTCCTTCATATGCAATGGGTGACTTGAATATATCAGATGATAAATTGAAGACAGCCCCAGGTGGTGGTTATGGTCTTAAAAAAGCCGCCGCAAAAACTGGCAAATCCATGAAGGATGTTACAGATGCTTTGGTCAAAAAAATTCAATCTACATTATTCAAACCTGAAGAGCATAGGGTTGATGGTATTGAGTACAATCTATATTACCCTGGTAATGAGATGAAATTGAGAAATGATTTACAAAACCTAGTGCAAAGTGAATTGGGTCTGGGTAAGACGGATGCAGGCTATACAGCTAGAATTATAAGAAATCTGCTTAATATAGTTGTCAAGGATGAAGTAGCAGGTGGTGTAGCTACAAGACAAGATAAAGTGGCTGCAGCTGTAAAAAATGCAGTTACCATGCCTGCTAAGATGGAAACGGTTTATGAAGTTGAGAAAAGCGTAAAAATTAGTGATAAGAATATGAGAGCTCTTGTTCTTAGTCTGCCTGATGAAGATGTTCCAGAGAGAGAAATTCTTGGTGTGTTAAAAACTGCTATAACAGAGTATAATGACAAGCCAGGGCTTGAAAAACAAGATACTATTAAAGTAAGACCTTTGGAGCTTGTTGACAGGTTAACTGAGCTGGGTGTATTAAAGACAAAGCAAATTGAACAAGCTCCTAAAGAAGGTGAAGGTACAGGTGAGGTTGCTACACCTGATGATGGATATCCAGAAGGTGATGATGCAAGTTCAGAGCTTAGATCTATAGGGGCAGTTGGCAGAGGTATGGGATATGATCCAGGTAGCTTTAGTTACAGTAACTAATCAGTTTGCAGTTGTACTTCTTCCAAGGTAATGAGATTTTATATGAAATAGGGTCTATGTACCCTGCATCCATGAAGCCTTTTATCCGCAAAGAGCATGCAGTACATTCACCACAAGCTTGTTCTTCACCCTCATAGCAAGTCCAAGTCTGACTAAAATTCACTCCAAGTTTTATGCCCAGTTTAATGATTTCTTCTTTAGATTTATCGATCAATGGTGCTTGTACTGTAATTTTATTTCTTCTGTTAAGAGCAGAAACTTTATTAATTTGCTCCAAGAATTCTTCACTGCCATCCCAGAACCCTGCAACACTGTCGGCCTGTGCGGCACCATGAAAAACAGTGCTGGCTCCATAGTTTTCTGCTATTGCCAGTGATATGCTGAGTAACATTAAATTTCTGTATGGCACATAGTTCACTGTCTGTGGATCACCCATTGCATCTTTGGCTTTAGCTACTGCAACCTTGTTATTGAGAAGTGAAGAAACCTGACATATATCTTTAAAAAACGGTAATTTTATATGCAGACTATCAATAGGCATGTCAACTGATTCAATCTGAAATGATGCACAGTTTATTTCTTTATCACGGTGCTTCTGTCCATAATCATAGTTAACTGTGATTACCTTATCATACCTGCTTGCAGCCAAATGTAGCAGAACACTGCTGTCCATGCCACCTGAGATAGGAACTACTGCCTTACTGGATAGGCTCTTCTGTTTGCGCTTCATTGGAGTTGTACTGGTAATCTAGTACAAGACGTTTGTCCAATTCAGGTATGATAAATTCTTCATAGAATAGGGGATCCTTTGCAAAGGTCTTGGCATAACCAAGTTTATCACCCTTTTTGTACTTGCCTGATGTGATGCCCACACTGTATGTGGCACCAGCTTGTTCCACAATGCCACGTGCAGCTGCCATGGCCAACAGTCCACTGTATTTGTTCAATCCAGTCTTGAAGGACAAGTACATTTCTGCTTCCAGAAATGGTGGTATGAACCGATTCTTCACAGTCAAAGCTCGCAGAGTGGTACCAGAGTATTTGTTGGCTTCAGCAATCTTCTTGTCATCAGCATCCATGGAATCACCTTCACCTTCCTTTTCATTGCGCTTGGCCAATTGCACCAAAATACTGGACATGTACACTGGACCTGATCCACCTGCTTGACTCTTTACCAATGTGGGGTACATGGAGCCTGGATCTTCATATGTATGATTGGTGAATAGGATGGTCACACCAGCCTTGGCAGCTTTAAATGTGAGAGTGCGGAACAAACTCTTGAGTGACTTGGCACGCAAGCCCATGTCTGTGGCAGACTTGTCTTTGATGATGTCATCCAATTCCTTCTGAGAGGCCAAGTTGCCCAAACTGTCAATGCTGATGATGAACTTGCCTTTGGCGTTATTTTCAATAACACTGTCCAAGAATGCAGCAATTTGATTTCTGCATTGATCAATGGTGTCCACTGGCACATATTTTGTATTCTCTGCATCCAATCCCACCCCTTTGGTGCTGTTCTCATCAATGGCTATTTCAGTATCAAATATGACTGGAGTCAATCCTCTTTTTTGCGCGCTTGCCAGGATCTTGTTAACAATGAATGTTTTGCCAGTCTGGCTAGGACCAGAGAATCCTATGATTCTGCCCTTGGGCACACCACCATTGCGGCAGCTGCCACCCAGAATGGCATTGAGGGCATAACAACCTGTGTCAAACCATTCATCCACTTTGCTGAGTGCATTTTCATTTAACATGGAAGCTTCACTGTTGAGCTTGTCCAGTGACGCAAATACTTGCTTAAGATCTTTATTCATAGACCCAGTATATATGAAATGTTTTTAAAAACAAGTAAAGATTACTCGTCAAAAAGTTTGATTACTTTTTCAGGACTACTAGCAACTGCAGCTGCTGGCTGAGCGCTAAAGAGCCTGGTGTACTGCTCTAGAAGTCTGGGATCATTCTCAACGTCTACAGCTTCAACAATGGAGCTCTTATTGAAAGCCCATGTAGTGCCATTTTCCCGGTTCTTCTCAGAGATAAACTCTTTGAAATAAAGAGGAATGGTCTGGACATTGAGCTGTCCTTGCTGTGTAGGCTGCACATGGAGGATGGCAGGGTTTTTAACCGTAAGTCTGTCTTTAGTGCTGCTAATCTCCTCAGCAATAATGGTACGGCCAATGTGATCAATGAAGGTTACTAGGTTTGTTTTGTCGCTCATAAGGTAATATTAACTTATCAATGATAAAAAATCAACTACTAAATACCAAGAAGTTCAAATAAATCTGTTTGAACTTGTGTACCTGGTGCCTTTAGCTTCCAGTTAACCGATTCATAAAATCTCTCAATCACAGAGTAAATGATCTTCTCAAACATCTTTTCATGATCTGGCTCAAATATTTTTGTAAATTCCTTTGGATAATAGTACTTGTATCCAATTACTGATATGCCATACCTGTTTGGTTGTTTCACATAGAAGTAACGTACCTTGTCCCCAGATGACAGTTTCTCATATTTTCTATCAATACCAAACTTTTCCACTAACACGTTATGATAGTAGGCTGCTTTAACATGAATAGGCATGTGTTTTGCAACATTAAAACCATCGCATAAGCCTTCATATTTTTCATATCCTTTGACACCCATAACAAATGCTATATCTTCCAAACTCAGTCCTTTGAATATGTCGTATGTTTCATTAAAAATTTTATTGGTTTCAGTTTGGCTCTTAGTTGTGAGCATAGTTTCAATAATGCCTTTGACATAGGGTTTGATGGGAGCAGGCATGGTGGTACGAACAACCTCAACACCTGTATATTTGAACTTGTCTGTGGGGATACCTTCTTCATCAAGAATATGCAAAACATATCTTTTCTTCTGTAAGAAGAGACCGGTATCAGCAATTACCTCTCTCTTAAAATTCAATCTGCAATCTGTAGAATTAAGAG